ACCCGATTGACCAGTTCAAGATGACCATGAACTCCCTGAAGGAAACCGGTGCCGACATCGGAAACAGCCTTGCTTCCGCCCTTGCGCCGGTGCTGAAGGACATCTCCAATGCCCTGAAATCATTCTCTCAGATCTGGAGCGGCATTCCGGAACCGGTACAGCAGGTCATCATCAAGGTTGCGCTGATTGCAGCTGCAATCGGGCCGCTTCTGGTGGTCATCGGCAAGGTCATCTCGGCTGTCGGTACCATCACCTCTGTCATCGGCACCCTTACTCCGGTATTCGGGGCCCTAAACGCAGTCATGCTGGCAAACCCGATCATCCTGATTATTGCGGCAATCGCTGCGCTGGTCGCGGCATTCATTTATCTTTGGAATAACTGCGACGGCTTCCGGCAGTTCTGGATCGACCTTTGGGAAGGCATCAAGCAGACCGTCATTACTGTGTTCACGGCAATCAAGGATTTCTTTGTTGCCACATGGCAGGCAATCCGGACGGTATTCACGACCGTCGTCACAGCCATCGGCACGTTCCTGACGAATGCATGGAACACGATCAAGACCACGGTTGAAACTGTCATGACGGCTATCCAGACGGTAATCTCTACGATCTGGAACGGAATCAAGACTTTCTTTGAAACCATCTTTACCGCGATCCAGCTCGTCGTGACGACCTATTTTGAAATTTATAAGACGATCATTACCACCGTTCTGACGGCGATCAGTGTCGTTGTCACTACCATCTGGAATGCAATAAAAGCAGTCATAACCACAGTGGTCAGCGCGATTCAGACCTTTATTACATCGGCATGGAATACCATCCAGACGGTTACCAGCACGGTTTTCAATGCGATCCGTACAGTTTTCACCACCGTTTGGAACGGCATCAAGAGTGTGGTCATGGGCGTGGTGAATGCTATGCAGACTGGCATTACCACAGCCTTCAATGCAATCCACAACACGATCTCCGGAATTCTGAACGGCATTAAGGATGTGTTCAGCAGCGTGTTCAACGGCATCTGGAGCTTTGTATCCGGGATTGTAGATAAGCTCAAGGGCATCTTCAATTTCAACTGGGAGCTGCCGAAGATCAAGCTGCCGCATTTCTCCATTTCCGGCAGCTTTTCGCTCGACCCGCCGTCCATCCCGCATTTCTCTGTGGAGTGGTATAAGAAGGCAATGGGAAACGGCATGATTCTGGATTCACCGACCATCTTTGGGATGAGCGGAAACAGCCTGCTTGCCGGAGGCGAGGCCGGTGCGGAAGCCGTCGTCGGCGTTTCGTCCCTGCAGGCTATGATTCAGAATGCTGTAGCAAGCCAGACCGGCACAATGGTAAACGCGCTCTCTGCGGCCCTTGAAAATGTGGGCGGCGGAGGCGACATCACCATTCCGGTTTACCTTGGAGGCACCCTTCTTGATGAAGTCGTGGTCAACGCGCAGACAAGGCAGAACCTGCGGTCAGGAGGCAGATAACATGGCATATATTCAATACCTGAACTTTGACGGCACGGATATTCCGCTGCCGGACAGCTTTGACGTGGAGGTTACGGATATCGTGTCGGACGCAGGCGGTGAGACAGAGGCCGGGACTACACAGCGCGATGTGATTCGCTCCGGCGTTGTGAATATCCCGGTTTCGTTTTCCGTTTCTCCGGCATGGCTGAAGAAATTCTCCGAATACCGGAAAGAAGCCAAAATCAAAGTGAAGTTTTTCAATCCCCATTCTCTTGAAGCCGAGGAGCGGGAAATGTATATCGACGGCTTCAAAACCAGCCTTGTAAAGGATACATCTTACAAAGGCCTATGGAAAGTTTCATTTACGCTGAAAGAATTCTGATGGGAGGTGTTTATCTATGTATGCGGTAAGCGATGCGTATAAAAAAGCCATACAGGATAACACCCGAAGCTATTACTGGACTGGAAAAATCACGCTTTCAGACGGTACGGAATATCCCTTTGAAAATAAGGATATCGTAAAAGGCTCCGGCTACATCACCCGCCAATGCTGCGGCAGCAATGAGATCGAGCTTGGCACCGTTTATGCGGCGGAGCTGGGAATCACGCTGCTTACTGACATCGACCGTTATAGCCTGACAGGTGCGGCCATCACACTTTCTTTCCATCTGGACATCGGCGAAGGAACTTATGAGGAAGTGCCGATGGGTGTTTTTGAAATCTCCGAGGCAAACCGTACCATCAGGTGTCTGGAAATTAAAGCCTACGACTATATGCTCCGCTTTGATGCGGCTTTTGATGAGAAAGTGACAAACGGCGTGGCGTATGACCTTCTGCTGCTTGCCTGCGAAGCCTGCAAGGTGGAACTGGCCAACACAAAGGAAGAACTCGCAGCGATGCCGAACGGCGGCACCGTTCTCGGTGTCTATACGGAAAATGATATCGAGACGTGGCGTGATCTGATTTTCTATATTGCGCAGGTGCTTGGCTGTTTTGCCCAGATTGACCGTGCCGGAAAGCTTCTGCTTATAAAATACGGCAATTCGCCCGTGGCGGATATCCCGGATTCACAACGGTTTTCCAGCAGTTTTTCGGATTTTATTACGCGCTATACGGCTGTGTCCTCCACCAATGTCCGGACTAAAATGGCGGAGTATTACGCCCTTGACCCGGATGATGCCCTGACGATGAACCTTGGCGTCAACCCGCTTTTACAGTTCGGACTTTCAGAGACACGGAAAATGCTGCTGACAAATATTCTGAACGATATCTCCGTCATCCGTTACGTGCCGTTTGATTCCACCACTATCGGAAATCCGGCTTTTGATCCGGGTGATGTGATCACCTTCTCCGGAAGGCAGGCGGACGCGAAGCAGATCACGGCAGTTACCGGCATCACAATAAAAATTAATGGCAAGCACAGCCTCAAATGCGTTGGAAAAAATCCGCGCCTCTCGCAGGCCAAGAGTAAAAACGATAAAAACATCACCGGACTTGTAAACCAGATAGAGGCAGGAAAAATCGTCGTTCATTCCTATATGAATGCTTCTCCCTATACGATTTCCACTACCAATACAGAAATCGTAAGCATCGAGTTTGCATCCAATGAAGACACGGACGCGCAGTTTTTCGCATCCATCCTGCTGGATGTCAAAGCGGATGCCGTGGATAAAACGGGCCAGGCAAAAGGAACAATCACCATCCCGGCCACAACGGAAGGCGGCAAACCGACTACACAGGATGAGAACTTCACACTGACATGGAAGGATGACGGAGATGCGGTCATTGAGGTAACTTACATCATCAACGACCATGAGCTTACAACGTATTATCCGATAGAAACATGGAAATCCGGCAGGCATATCCTGAACCTGTATTACCCACTCTCAGGTCTTACAGCCAACACCTACAACACCTTCCGTGTCTGGCTCAAAATGACGGGAGGCTCTGCATCGGTCGGACGTGCGCAGGCCATCGCCACAATCAGCGGCCAAGGCTTGTCCGCGAATAAAGTCTGGGACGGGCGTTTGGAATTTTCCGATATGATGGCTCTTATCCGCTTCGGCGGCATGAATACCAGCTCTTACACGGCAGATGCCACAACAGATTTTCTTACGCCAACGCCTGCCGCTTTCCTCGACAGCATTCCGCTGTTCCGCGCGGGCGGGCTTACGATAGCAGCGTTCACAGATACGGCAAAGGTTGATCCGGTTGTGGTAACCGAAACCATCAACACAGCCGACAAACGGAAAATGACCTATTCAGAAGCTTATGTAAAAGTCACGGATAAGTTTGAACTTCAAACGGCTTATGTTTACAAGAGCACGGAAAACGAAATTGACGATGGTCGCATGTGTGCTGTGACAATAAATACAGAACAGTTCGCCGCTGTCACCGGATTGGAGGTGGTAAGAAATGGCTGATTACAATGGAATCGAGGCGCTTCTTGCCTCTACAGACAATCTGGTGCAACTCGTAAATAATACCGGCCATGACGATGACACACTGACTTTTGAAGGTGTCGACTGGTTCAAATACAACGGTGTTGCAGCAAAGAGCATCTATGTCAGCGGCAACAGCTGGTTCGGATTCGGAACAAATACTTCTCAGCTTTACGTCTGCCAGCGGGACTGCAAACTCTGGAACTTCTGGCGGGAAGAAGGCACGCTTTTCAATTACTACAAGTTCCTTCGTCTAAAGTGGGACGGCTATTCGGCATACAGCAGTACCGGTGATGATGTGCGTCTGACCTATGAGGTTTACCTGTTCAGCACCGGTGATATCTTTCTGAATGTGCTGCGCATGCCGACGAACGCAAACTATCTTGGTACCAGTCAGCTTGTCTGCACGGGCGGCACAAAAGCTCTTATTGTGACAGCCGGTCAGGCATTGCAGGAAACCTTTACACACGCAAACGAGGACGGCTCCGATTTCACAGCAGCCGCAGGGCTCATTGACATCAAGGCGCCTTACGACAGGAAATATCTTGTATCAGACAAAAGTGGCAAATATTACACCGTCGACGCAGGTGCTTTGAAAGAAGTCACTGCCGAGGAAAACTATATCTCAGTGTCCGGAATCACCTTGCAGACCGCGCTCTGGGTAAAGCCAAGTTACAATCTTGTGCTCCGGGATACTGGAAACGCGAGGGCCTATGTGTTTCCGCTGCAAAGTGGCGGCCATTACCGGATTACACTTACCGAAATCGGTGACCGAGAGCGTATCGCTACTACAGCCAGTGATCCGACCGTAATTGAGGCAGGCGGCTCCGTCAGTACTGTCCGAATCATTAAAAACGCAGACCCGGTGCTTGGTGATGTGGTCGAATTCACAGCGGCCAGTAATGAAGCATGGTGTGTCGTGCATGTCAGTTCTGACGGGACAGAGCCTAAAACCGCTATTGAAAAGCATATCTCCGCGCTGGTCAACCTTTTCAAGACCAGCGGTGTGGAAGAACGTCCCTCCGGCAGTCTGCTGCTTCCGCTTACCGATCCGGTGCTGCTTTTCTGGCAGGATTCACTTGACCCGCTTCCCGTATTGGAAGCAGACGTAACCGCGATGCCATTTCCACAGACGGTACTGACAGAAAATGTGGACATGACGGATTCCACGATTCTCGGCATCGAGAAAGTAACAGCTGATGCCGACGATAATACGCTCTTTGCAGTTTCCTTCGATGGCGGCGCGACGTGGTGGAACTATGTGGACAACGCATGGGCACAGCTTTCCGAAGCGCAGTCCGGCATGACAAAAGCCGCTCTCGCTGACATTGGTACAGACGCATGGGCCTTAAAAGCTACCACCGGGCATTATATGTTCCGCTTCATTCTTTTTGAAGGAAGCTACGTGAACAGCATTGTTGTTGATTACCTGAATTAGGAGGTCTGAAGAATGAAATTAAAAGGAACCACAAAAATAGAGCTGACCGATGTGTATACCGGGAAGAAGGAAATCTACCGCGACACCAACATGGTCACTAAGGCCGTGCAGCAGGTATTCGGAACCAATATAGAGGGAGTGCTGTTCAATATTAATGGTACTTCTACGGTAAACTGGAGCGATCATTTCCTGCCGATCTGCCCGCATACCATCGGCGGAGTCTTACTTTTTCAGGACGCAATCGCTGAGGACGAAAATACAATCTACGCGCCTTCTGCCAATCAGTGCATCGGTTACGCATCAAATGATGTCAACGCAACGGCAAATGTCCTGCGCGGCAGCATGAACCTGACAGAATCCAAGACAACGGACAAGGGCTACAAATTTGTGTGGGACTTCACGACGAGCCAAGGCAACGGCACCATTTCGGCGGTTTGTCTCACGCACAAATACGGCGGCGTCGGCTACTTTGGCGATACTTTTGATGCAGGAAAACGACTGCTCCGCATGAAAGATAACGCCTATTCGCTCGATGGCATTAAGGCTAACCGCTACATTGACTGTGTTGAGGTTAATTTTGAAGGTAACTACTTCATCAGCATATCGATGGACACTTCCGGCGCAATTCTCATCAGCAAAGTTCGGAAATGCTTCTGCGAGATCGGATTGAATTTTCCACTGAAGGAGCTGGGCGATGAACTTCTGGAGACACACACACTCAATCCAACTGTCTTTATTAACCGCTATGCTTCCAGTAACTATGGCTACTTTGATTTTCACGATGGCGAGGACGGCTATTGGTACGGCTTCATGGGCGAGAGCAATTCATCCGGCAACGCGACCGTAAAGTGGATCAAAATCAAGAAATCCGACTTCACCTTCACAGAAGGAACCTGGACGCTGAATGATGTGCAGATCTACCAGCTTGGCTCTCATGGCAGTTATGGTAGTCAACCATATCGAAGCGTGCAGTCTGTCCTGCGGAACGGTTATCTTTACATGATGAAGTACGACCGCACTGGAATGTATAAGGTGAACGCCAATAACGTGGCGGATATAACATGGGTGCCATTTGGCTTTACTTCCAATTTCAGCGCGGGCTACTACGGAGGTACACAGATTTTCAAATTCGGCGATCGTATTCTCGGTTCGGACTTCAATATCTGTGCAGACGATACCGTGATTCATACAATAAACAATAGCGATTGTAGTTATATCTGCACGCCATTTTTCCGAGATGGCCCGTATGCGATTACCTTTGGCAGAAATAATTACAGCAGCATGACCGTCTATAAAACACTTTGGTTTATCAGTCCTTATCTCGCAAGTATCAACAATCTGTCGACCTCCGTGATCAAGACGGCGGACAAGACAATGAAAATCACATATACGGTTGAAGAAGCATAACAATCTGTATGCACCGGGCGACTTCCTGCGGGAGGCCGCCTTTTTCATGCAAAAAATCAAAGGAGGAATTTCTCATGAAAGAATTCTGGAACACGTTACAACTTGTTTTTGCCGCTGTCGGCGGCTGGCTTGGCTACTTTCTTGGCGGCTGCGACGGCCTTCTCTATGCGCTGCTGATTTTCGTCGTCTGTGACTACATCACCGGTGTCATGGGCGCGATCAGCGACAAAAAGCTCTCCTCAGCGGTCGGCTTTTGCGGCATCTGCCGCAAGGTGCTGATCTTCATTCTGGTCGGCATTGCAAACGTCATCGACATCAATGTGCTCGGACAGGTCGGTGTTCTGCGGACGGCAGTCATCTTCTTCTACATCTCGAATGAAGGTCTGTCCCTGATTGAAAATGCTGCCCACCTTGGACTTCCGATTCCGGGAAAGCTGAAGGAAGTACTGGAGCAGCTGCATAACCGTGATGAAAAAGACACGGATAAGGAGGAAAAATAACATGGCTACCAAAGGAATTGATGTATCGGTATGGCAGGGCGTGATTGATTTTAATGCTGTCAGGAACAGCGGAGTGGATTTCGTGATCATCCGCGCAGGCTATGGTACAAACTCAAAAGACAAGTATTTTGAAGAAAACTACAGGAAGGCAAAAGCTGCCGGACTTCACGTCGGCGCTTACTGGTACAGCTATGCAGACAGTTTTTCCGAGGCCGCGCAGGAAGCTGAAATGTTCCTGTCTGTCCTTGCCGGGAAACAGTTTGACTATCCTGTTTTTCTCGACATGGAGGAAAAGAAGCAGATCGAAGCCGGGACGGATTTCTGCTCTGGTCTGATCAAGACTTTCTGCGACAGGCTGGAGGCTGCTGGATACTTTGCCGGTTTTTATACTTCGGCATCTTTCGCGAGATCTGTTGTGACGGACGCTGTCCCCAAACGTTACTGCTACTGGTGCGCCCAGTGGGCCGATGCCTGCAGCTATGAAGGCTCTTGTGGAATCTGGCAGCACAGCTCCAATGGCTCCGTTCCCGGCATCAATGGCCGCGTGGATATGGACTGGTCTTATCAGGACTTTCCGTCAGTCATCATTGACAAAGGATTTAATGGGTATCCTCGGACAGGAAACGAAACTCCTGTGCCAGCAGTAACTATCCCTGTATCTTCCCAGCGCGACCGTGTCCTTGCGCAGGCCAGAGCCTGGATTGGAAGGAATGAATCT